GATGTGCGATGTTGATGTTGCAGATGCGAACAACATATCGCCAGTCCTTCACGACCAGTCCGTTCTTCCACTGGTAACGGGTCGCAAACGCCTGCATGCGCTCCGTAGCGGATGCGGTCGTAGCGCCCGCGGCTGAGACAGTGTAAACCGTCTGCTCGCCGAGATCCTCGTGCATGAGGCCAGCCGTCGAGCCCTTCGGGAACGGGCAGTACACGGTGTTGTCGCCCCAAACCACCAGATACACGGAGGTGTTCTTCGTCGCATCAGAACCGCCGGAAGAAATGACGTTCTGGCCGTTGGTTGCGGAAGTGGACGAATACCGCGCCGCAAGACCGAGGTACGACTTCGGTTCGATGGCTGGATTGCCATAGAACATCGTCGCGGCCTGGGTCTGGTTCATGGCCTCAAGGAAGGCCACGTCCTCGGACAGACGGAACTGCGCGGTGTTACCGTTCAGCATCGCCAGATCCTTGTCCACCTCGCTGCGAGCCTCGAGGATGCCGCAAGCCTCATCGACCTGCGCGGTCGTGGACTTGCTGCTCGGAACGCCCTGGTTCAGCGCACGCCAGTAGACGGCGGGCAGACCAGTGCGGATGATGACGCGCTCGCCGGTGGGCAAATTGCCCTCCTTGAACACAGCGTCCTCGAGGATCTCATTGCTCTGGGACAGCAGTTCCGCGATGACCGGAACGCGGCCCTCGGGATCGGTTCGCTTGGCCCAATCGGCCAGCGTCAGGTTGTTGGAAGTAAGCACTGCCATTGGAAATTCCCTTTCGTGGAATTAGGTGTTGGTTGGATACAAAGCATCGGCGTAGTCACCGAATGTCTTAGGGCCACTCTTGGCCTGTCCGACGCTTCCGGTGACGATCCGATCCTCACTGATTGCCTTGCCTGCGCGGTACATGAACCGGATCACTTCCGGGTGATCGCCCAGGCCCGACGTGTTGAGCAGCGTGCGAAGTTCGGACGTGCCGAACGTGTCAAGAGCCTTCTTTGCGGTGGACAGGTTCTCGGCCAGCTTCTCGCCGCCGAATTCCTGGTCAGCCTTGGCTGACGCAACCCACTCGCCACGAATGGCCTTGACCTGCGATTCTTGACGGCTTGCCAGCGTTGGGCCCATCCGGTCGAGAATCTTCTGCGCGGCATCCTGCGTCAGGTTCAATTCGCGGGCAACCTCGGAGAAGTTCTTCACTACCTCCGAGTCGAACTCGCGGCCTTCGGGCGCCTTGAATTCGTACTTCTCTGGAGCCTTCGGCGCTTCGGCCTTGGGCTCCGTCTTGTTGTCCGCAGCCTTGTTCTCCGTGGCCGGCTCGGCGGCTGGAGAGTCCTTCGGCGCAGTTGCCTTCTGCCCATCACCATAGAGCGCCTCTGCCGTCGCAGTGGTGCTTTCCGGTGCCGAAGATGCTTGGGAGCCGTTAGTTGGAGTTGCGGCTTCCATCATCGTTGGTTCGTTCATCTGCTGTCTGCTCCTTCATCATGGTTGGATACAGTTCAGGGCACTGCGAATGGATCAGGGCCAGAATGCGGAGCCCGTAGTTCCTGTGACCTTCGGCGAATGACATGGTCATTGCGTTGGTGTTGAACGACGAACGGAACACTCCTGCCTGATCCAGAAGCCGCCAAATGACGCGGCGGCCTCGCTTGTTGCCCATGAGCCACTTGATGTCCGCCTCTTCATTCTCCCGAGCCAGCCGTTCGCGCAGTTCGCGGTCTGCTTTGCTGCGTTCCTGGCTTCGCAGGTCAAGCGGGTCGTAGTTGCTCACGGGTGGGACATTATGGAATTACACATTCCATACGGGCACCGTCAACCGCCATACAACAGAGTTGCCGCTGGTCCCATGACGTTCTGCGTGCCGATCTCCATGTCAGTGACCTGAAGTTCGACCTTCTTCTCGGTGCCGCCTTGGGTCTGATCCTCGCCGGCAGACTTCACGTACACGCGTGCGCGAATCTCCATGACGGTGCCAACCTTCGGCAGCGCCGTGATTCGCAACTTCTCAAGTTCGTCCGACTCAAGTTCCAACACCAGACCTTCCGGGAACTTTGGTTCGTCGGTTTCGATCTGGCCGGGCATTTCCTCGACTTCGGCCTGGCGGGCCATGTTGACCATTGCCATATTCGTCCTTTCAAAGTTCCGTTGCTGACGGCGAACCGTACCCACTGAACATGTTCATCACGTCCATCAGCGCATTGGGCTCGCCGGCGGTCGGAGCCTGCGCAAGATTCTTTGCGGTCTGCGATGACTGCTGCATTGCTGCAGCCTGCTCCTTCGCAGCCATCGCCTGGTTGCGGGCCTGCCGCACCATCGCCACGTCCTTGTCGGCCACGATCAGGGACGGATCGACGCCGAGCATGTCGGCGTAGATGTCGGCCCATTGGTCGCTGTCGAACTTGTCAAGGATGTCTGGCTTCATCGTGGCGATCTGGCCGAGGTTGCCGACGAAGCGATCCACGGCGTTCGTGCCGATTGCACGCTGGGCCTGCGCCAGCATGGACACGAACTCCACGTTCAGATCCATGCCCATTAGTTCCTGCGGAGGAGGTGGAACGGCACCACTCGAGATCATGCGGTTGAACGTGATGTCCACCAGCGGGTCGAGCAGTTCGTTGTGCAGACGCTCAAGCACTGGGCCCAGCATCAAGAGTTTTTCCTCATGTCGCTCGGCGACCTCGGTTGCGGTCATGCGGGTGTAGGGTGCATTTGCAAGCATGAGGAACAGGTCTGCGTAGAACGATCCACGGACACGCTCGCGCACGTCCTGAATATCGGCCAGCAGGTATTGCAGGTTCAGGTTCACCTCGAACGCGGTCTTGATGCCCATGCTGGCACCGTCCACGAACGAGATGCCGCCGGGCAGCGTTTCCACATCTCGGTTCTTCATGCTCGTCGGAACCTGAAGCGGTGGCTTGGTCTGGTAGTCGATGGCCTGCGCCTTGCGAAGCTGCTCGTGCTGGAGCTGCTTCACGTCGCCGAGCGCCTCCATGCCTGGGCTGTTGCCGTAGATGTCGCCGCCGGCGGTGGCCCAACGCGGCACCAAGCATGGGAAATACTGGAATCCGCTCTCGCGCAGGAACACGCCATCCTCGCCGCCGACCTCGAAGTAGAACGAGCCGAACGGCATGTTCTTGCTGTCCTTCTTGGTCATGTCCCGGTCTGCTCGAGGCTCAATGGCATGGATCACAGGAACCCACTGGTCGAGCGTGCCGGTGTCGTACATGTTCTGCACGCTGGTCGAGCAGTTGTCGTAGCCGAACTCCTTGACCATCTGCGACACGGTCATCTCGAACTCTCGGTAGAGCGTGCAGACGCGGCCCTGCGCGTCAGTCGAAATGCAATACTCGCCGCAGGTCAGCGGATAGTGATGGATGACTCGGTTGAAGTCCGGCATGATGATCGTGGCCGCCGTGCCGAACGCACCAAGTTCCTCGTAAATCTGGTGCAGCGAGCGGTAGGTGTTCGACTTCTGGAACACCAACTGCATGCGCCTGGTCACATCGTCAAGCCACAACTTCACCGGCTGGTACGAGTTCAGTTCAGGATCAGGCGTCGCCAGCCGGAACCATTGCCGAGCCGGACTGGTCGCGCCGGCCATCATGCCAGCGCCGAGCGTGCGGAGCGACCGCGTGCCGGTGTTGTCGTAAATGTTGTTGTGGCGACGCCAGCCACGGTCGCGATCCTGTCGGAAGTAACGTCCATTTCTCGGCAGCAGGTATGACGTGATTTCCTGCCAGTGCGCGAACCAAGATGCGCGCTCGGACTTGAGCTGGCCCCAGCGAGTGAACAGGCGCTCGCGCTGCGGAGCGTTCTTGTAACTGCGGTTGTCGCCGGGATATTCGCTCATGTGTTAGCCGCCGAGAAGGGATGACCGACCGAGCTGAAGATCCTGCGGGTTGACGCCCATCGGCCCGGTCAGCATGGTGCTGGATGGACCGCCCTGCGCACCTTCCTGCGCCGCCTGCATGATGCCGCCGACCGCAGGCTCAATTCGATTGGCTGCTGCCATCGCCTGACGCGACAATCGCGTTTGACTTTGCGCCTGCTTTGCGGCTTGCGCCTGGGCGGACTCCTGCTTGCGCATCGCCTCTTTCTGTGTCTTCTTGCCCTGCTCGCCGGATGAAATTGCATATCCAGTTCCGGCCGCAGCAATACTAGCCGCGATTCCTGCGATAACTTCTGCGACTCCCATATCAGATCTCCTTCATCATCACGATATCTGCTGGTCGGTATCCGTGCCGTGCCATTGATTCGTGCAACTTGGTTCCTGCTCGAGTATGCCAAAGCACGCGACACGCGCCACGCGCTTTGGCCTCACGCTCTGCCATACGAATCATGCGACCGCCAGTGATGCCTCGATACTTCGGCAACACGAATAGCGCATCGTTTGACGCCATGATGACGGATGGATTGTGCATGGTCGGCGCAATTATCATTGTGCAGTATCCGACGATTTGCTCTCCATCAAACGCAGCAATCACGAACATCACGCCAGCATCCACGACTGCCTGATACATCTCTGCCGAAGGGTTGAAAGGGAAGTCAAATCCCGTTTCTTCCCAGTTTGATGCCATCAATTCGCGGATGGCTGGAATCCACTGACCAGGCTGAACAATTTCCAGCCGCGTCATTGGCAAACCCTATTCAGGCACGAATGCACTACGGGCACCTCACACCTCCTCGTATGGGTCATAGTCCTTCGGACGTGGGTCGATCTTCTCGCGCACCTCGCGAGGCAGTTGTTTGGCGACCGGGTAGGCAAACGTCAGTGCCAGCGCGTCGGCGATGTCTGGGCTGCCGCCGCCCTGTAGCCGCTTCTTGATTTCGTCCTTGCTCTCAAGGACGCGGCGACCGACCTGGTCGTACCAGAACGTCGGCGTGGACAGTTCGGCCTTGAGCGTGTTGTCATCCGGGATCTCGCCGCCGTTGTCGATCCACTCCTTGACCAGCCACCACATCTCGGCTCGCTTATTCAGGAACAGGTTCGGCTGGGTCGCCTTGCCTCCGAACGGCACCTCGACGACGAAGTAATCCAACTGCCGCAGGCGGTCGATGACGCCAGCGCCGGCACCGGAGTCGATGAACACGGCGTCCGGGTCACGGTCTTCGATGACATTGGCGACGGCTGCGGCCAGTTGCATGTTGTCCATGCCCTGGTAGATGATCGGGTCTTCCATGCGCAGCCCTTGACGCAGCACGATCACGCTGCGGTCATCGCCGAACCGGGCCGGATCGACGCCGACCACCAGCGGGAACTCGAGTACGTCGCTGTCCCTGTATTCGCGGCCTGCCGCATTCTCGGTATCGGACAGGCTGATGAGCTGATCCGACCCGGCCGCGCTGAAGTCACACAAATACTCTCGAGCAAATGCCGCCTCTGGCATGTCTCGCCGCAGGCGCTCGACCTCATCGCGGTCCAGCGCGTCGGTGTCGTTGACCGTGTACCGAGCCGCGTACCAGTCAGGCAGCGTTCCAGCCCGGTAGAACAACTCGCTGAACAGGTTGATGCCCGCCGGCGTGCCGATGAACATGGCCCAGCCCTTACGGTCTGACAGCGCCGGCTGGATGATGTCGTTCCAGACCTCCGGCTTGATCTGGGCCACCTCGTCGATGACGCAGCCATCCAGGCGCACGCCACGCAGGGCGTCCGGGTTGTCGCCGCCGAACAGGCGGATCGTGGCACCATTGGATTTCAGCGTCACGGCCAGGTCAACCTCATTGATTTCGACGCCGCCGTACCTTCTCATGGGTTCGACCTTGCGCTTCAGGCGTGCCCAGGCGATGGTCTTGGCCTGCTTCAGGAACGGCGCGACGTACACGAAGAACGGCATCTGATCCCGGCACTTGATCGCGGCGTGCAGCAAACGCACAAGCGCCAGTTCAGTCTTGCCGGCGCGGCGGTGCAGTGCCAGCACGGTGAACCGCCTGCGGCGCTGATAACACTCGAGTTGCCACGGCCTCGGCGTGAATCCCAGCGGCACCGTGAAACTAGTCATCCGGCAGTCCCGTCACGACATTGATCGTGACCGATCCGCCGTGGTCGATCCCGACCTTGTCGCCGTACTTATTCGGACTCCACTTGGCGAGCAGTTTCAGGCGCGTGTCGATCTGAAGCCTGCGCCATTGCACCTCGACCTGGTCTTGCGGTGGCGTATCTGCCAGCGTGCGGCATTCCTCTGCGATGGCTTCGTATCCACTTTCGCGCGCGCGCGCGAAGCGTAGGATAAGTGCTTCATTCGCATTGATCCAATCGTAAACCGTGGTGAAATGCGGATTGCCAGGCTGCCTGCACCATTCCCGCAGCGTCTTTCCCTCTGCAATCCAGCGCAGCAGACCATCTAGGATGTCCCTAGATATGGGTTCTTTAGGCTTACCCGGTCGCCTTGCGCCTCCAGGAACGAGCGATTTGGGCTCGGCGCTCGTATCGGCAGATCTTGATGACGGTGTCTCGTCGGAGGTTGAACATTGCAGCGAGTCGCCGGTAGCCGATGCCTTCCTCTTCGTGGAGGTATCGGAGTCGCTGGACGGTTTCTTCCGGGATCGTGGCATTGTGGTGGGTCTCGCCGATGCGGTGCCCATGCTCATTGAGCGCGATTACTTGCGCTTCTTTGCGCGGGCTGGCAGGCTCTTGAAGCTGCTTGTCTTCTTTGCCCATTTCTTGGCGATCTTTGGGTGCTT